GTTTCACAGGTAACGCTTCAGTGCGCTGATGGCTTCAGATTGATGAACAATGTGGTCTTCACATCTCTTCCAGCAGCTTCAGCAGGTGATTCCACTGGCACAAGAATCAATCAGCTTCTTGATCTTGCTGGCTGGCCTAGCGTTCAAAGGTCGATTGATACTGGGGATACTACTTGTCAAACAGATCCCGGAACTGCCAATCGAAACATTCTTGATGCGTTGCAATTGGTCGGAGATAAAACAGAATTCGGTGGATTCTTTGCCGACTTTCATGGTTCTTTCCAATTCCTGAGTCGTTCCAAATTGGCAGCCCAAGCATCAAGCCCACAGGTAACCTACACAGACGATAACTCGGGCATTGGTTATCAAGCCATCGAGTTGATGCACGATGATGTCTTGGTGGTGAACAATGTTTCCGTCAACAAACTTGGTGGCGCGATTCAACAGGTAAGCGATGCAACTTCGATCTCAACCTATTTCACACATTCAGGATTGAGGCAGGACATCCTTGTCCAAACTGATGCAGAAGCTCTTAGTCAAGCTCAAATGCTTCTGGCAACTCGCAAAGATGCCACACTTCGAATCTCATCACTTTCCTTGAACCTCTTTGATCCAACAGATTCTCCAAGAATCATCGCTGGCCTTGGCTCTGATATTTTCAATCCAATTCAGGTCATAAAGACGATGCCGGGATCAACTAGCATCACCAAAGTTTTGCTCATTCAAGGCATCCAGCATGACATGAGCAAATCCTCTTTCAATACTAAACTCATCACAGCTGAACCAGTGATCAAGGGTTTCGTGTTGGATTCTTCTCTTGCAGGGGTTCTTGATGGAACTGAAGGTCTGCTTTCCTACTAAGAAAGGTCAATTATGGCTTATCATCTTTTCTCAACTGGTGAAGTTCTCACTGCCAGCAATGTCAACAGCTACCTTATGAATCAGACAGTGATGGTCTTTGCATCAGCGGCAGCTCGGACAACAGCTCTCTCTGGCGTTCTTACTGAAGGCATGATCTCCTATCGCACAGATTCACACATCTTGGAGTATTACACTGGGTCTGCGTGGACTGCGGTTTCATCGGCTGGATATTCAGCGCCAACTCTTGGATCAACTTCGATTCCATCCGGTGCGACAGTGACCACCATTGCTGGCTTGACTTTGACTTCTCCGGTGATCACATCAGCAATCAACGCACAAAGCGGAACCTCATACACGCCAGTCTTATCGGATAACACTTCAATCATCACTCTTTCGAATGCTTCTGCCATTGCGGTCACAATTCCTCCCAATTCATCAGTTGCCTACGCGGTAGGAACTCAACTCAACTTTGCTCAATATGGAGCAGGTCAAGTGACTATCTCTGGCGGTTCCGGTGTAACCATAGTTTCAACGGGTGCAACTGCCGCAACTCCAAAGTTGAGAGCGCAGTACGCATCGGCAAGCGCCATCCAGACTTCTGCAAATAACTGGTTGGTTGTGGGAGATATTTCCTGATGATTTCCGGAATTGTTGCTTCTGGAGTCACTGGTCATTTGTCTGGCATAAATTGGACAGGTCGAACAATGGCATCTTCCGACTACTGGCAAGCCATTGCATATGGAAACTCCACATTCGTGGCGATTGCTCAATCAGCGGTTGCGGCAACTTCAACCGATGGAATTACTTGGACAAATCGCTCACTTCCTTCATCTCAAAACTGGCAGACAATAACTTATGGCTCATCTGGTTTTGTGGCTATTGCCATTGGAGCCACAAACGCAGCAACCTCACCCGATGGAATCACTTGGACTGCTCGTTCAATGCCAAGCGCCAGCAACTGGGCTTCAGTTGCTTTTGGTGGATCAACATATGTTGCAGTTGCAAATGGAGGAAATGCAGCTACCTCTTCAACTGGAGCAACTTGGGTCGCCCAAAGCATGACTGGCTCCTATTATTGGCAAGTTATTGCCTACAACGGGAGCGTATTTGCTGCAATTTCTCAAGCTCTAACAATCGCAGCAACCTCACCCGATGGAATCACTTGGACTGCTCGAACTATTCCAACGGCTCGAAATTGGCAAGCAATGGCTTATGGCAACTCCACATTTGTTGCGATTGCTAATGGCCCGAGCACAGGTGCAGTCACTTCACCAGATGGGACAACTTGGACAGATCGAACTTTGCCAGCATCTCTTGGATGGCAAGCGATTGCATATGGTGGCTCAACTTTTGTCGCAATTGCTCAAAATTCAAGCACTGGGGCAACTTCACCAGATGGAATCACTTGGACTTCTCGAACCTTGCCATCTGCATCTCGTTGGAGTGGGCTAGCTTATGGAAACAACAAATTTGCAGCGGTGGCTTATAATACCTCAACTTCAGCAACTTCACCATAAGGAGAAAAATGCGTTACGAAATAGATGAAAATTTTGCAATAAAAATCTTTGATGATAGCGCAACAGTGCCATTTTGGTTTCAACCAAATTATCCAAACGAAGACACTTTTGATTCAAAAGAAGAAGCAGAAACTTGGGCAAAATTGGCAATTGCTTCTTTTGATCCTGAAGCTCCACTTGCACCAAATGGCAAAGGTCTAGCCGGAGAATCAAAACCCCTCAACCCTAGGAGATAACAATGGCAACAACTTCAGCTCAATTCTCGCTCACCACTTCACCAGTCAAAATTGTTTCAGTCGATGGACAAGCTGAAGCAGTTCACATCCATTCTGAAACTGCGATTGCTTACCTTGGGGGAGATAGCTCGGTCTCATCATCGACTGGATTCAAACTGGATGTCAATGACAAAATTACAATCAACAATCATGAAGGCGAACTTTGGGCAGTCTCAGCATCAACTGGCACGATGACGATTTTGATCGTGACCAAATGAGCAGTGATGTTGCCACAATTATTTATTCATATTTTTTCATCACTGTGGCGGTTTTTGCTGGCTTGTCATATATTGCCAAGCATCTGATCAAGACTCACACTGAAAGCATTGAAGATAAGCTCTCACGCATTGAGTATGCGCTTTACAATGACGGGAAAACAGGGCTGATCAATAAGGTCGAAGAGCTTTTGGAGAATCAGCAGTCAATCAAGATCGATGTTGAAGTGATGAAAGCAAAGGTGGACAAATGACTGGCGCGGATCTCGTCAAAGTTGCTCAATCAAAGATCGGCACTGTCGAAAAGGGCGGCGCTGATGGCAAGTCTGGCAATATCGTTGAATTCTGGGATTGGTGGAAAGCCAAGACCGGGCAATCAGATCAGGGACAGCCTTGGTGCGCTTGCTTTGTCTCATGGTGTTTCGGTCAGATCAAGGCTTCCTCTTTGATCTCTGCCACCAACTCTGCCGGATTCATTTACTGTCCCAGTGGCGTGAAGTATTTCAAGGATAAGAAGCAATTGGTGGATCCAAAGTCAGCTCAGCCGGGAGACATCATCTTCTTTGATTGGGATCAAAAAGGCATTGCCGATCATGTCGGCATCGTTGCCGAGAATCATGCCTCACAAGGCTTCCTTGTCACTATAGAGGGCAATACCAGCCCAGAAGGTGCAGTGAACGCATCCCAACAAAACGGAGGCGGCACATACCAACGCAAGCGTTATTTGGGCAAGACCATCCATGCAATTGCAAGACCAGCTTGGGCAACATTCACAGAAAGCAAGGCAAAATGAAACTTGATATGAAGAGACTCAACTCTCTGATTGTTACCTATGGAAGCATTGCTCTGCCAGTGGCTTCGACTGCTTTTGCTATGAATGCCAACACTACTGTCAAGATCCTCTCCTTCTTCTCTGGAGTCTTGCCAGTGGTCATTCGGCAATCAAATCCAAAGGATCCATTCACGATCAATCTTCTCAAAGAGATCGAAAAAGAGATTGAAATCGTGTTGGAAAAAGAGAAAAAGCCGACACTCTAGCCATGAAACTTCAGGGCTTGATTCTCAACCCTGAAACAAAGCAATTGGCAACCTTTCTCGCCGAGAAGACCTTCGAACGCTATCGCAACAATTTTGGACATTACCGGAACACTGCGAAAAGCCATTTGGTGGGTCATCTCGGCGAATTTGCTGCATTCATTTGGCTTCGTGATAATCACTTCGCGCCATCTCCCACATTCCTAGATTCCACGAAAGATCGGGAATGTGACATTCAGACAAATGTTGCAAGGATTGAAGTGAAAACTTGGTCGGAGCAACATTGGGAGAAGTGGGGTCGATGCGTATCGGCGAGTCAATTTGCCTCCATCAAAAAGAAGGCTGATTTGATTCTATGGCTCTCAGTTGATGGGGTAGAATCCAAAACTCCAACAGTAACTTTCAGGGGATGGTGTGAAGTGGGCATCTTTGAAGGGATGCCAACAATCATGACTGGGGATGTCGGGCGTGAAGTTTGCAACCTCCAGCTTGATCCATCTCAACTGAAACCAGTCGAAGAGATGAGAAGCTATGAACCGAGAAGAAATCTTGCAAACTGCCATTGATCTCACCATGCATGATCGCAACGAGCAAAACGGCGATCCGCTAGAAAATCATCAGAGAATTGCAAAGATTTGGGAAGTCATTCTTGGCATCACGATCGAGCCATATCAAGTCGCTCTCTGCATGGCAGGGATGAAATTGGCAAGACTCGCGCACAATCCGCTTGATGATTCGTTTATTGATGGCGCGGCATATCTAGCAATCGCAGGTGAGATCGTCAACAAGGAGAATCGATGAAAGAGATGGTTATCTTGGTTCCTTCAAGGAATCGACCACAAAACATTGCTGATCTCATTGTTGCTCTTGATGAGACAGAGACTGAAGCGGATTTCATGGTTATCGTTGACGATAGCGAACCACAGATGGATGCATATTTGGAGCTAGATTGTGAAATCTTCATGGTGGCAAAAGATGGGCGAGGAATGGCGAAGCCACTCAATGCCACAGCCAATCACTTCCGCAACAAGTATCATCATTTCGCATTCCTTGGCGATGATCACAGACCAAGAACAAAGAACTGGGATCTGATCTTCATTGAAGCTCTCCATGAAATGGGGACTGGATTGGTCTATGGAGACGATTTGATTCAAGGCGAGAATCTAGCAACTGCAATCTGCATGACTGGCGATATTGTCCGGGCGCTTCGTGGGATGGTTCCTCCAAAGATGATTCATCTTTATCT